AAAAAGAAAAAGAAAGCTAAAAAGAAAAAGAAAAAATAAAACCGGCCCGGTGAAGGGCAATAACCAAAATGTTTAATTAAAAACCAAAACCAAATGACATTTTTTTATTCGACTAGAACGTGGAATAGTCAACCACAAATTTCCAAAGAAACCGTTGAATTTTGGAAGCATTTAGCTGACAAAAAGAACTGGAGAATAACCCAGTTACCAAATGGTTTTTACCAAACCGAGTACCAAAATCCGAAAGAGGAAGATACTTGGATTGATGTGACCAGAAGAGAAACTGTAGATGGAGCAGAAGCTGCTATCGATGGTTCAGTAGAACACTATGCTAAAAAGGTAGAGTTTATTGATGGTCCAAAAGTTATTAAAACTTTTAAATAGATTTATTAACTAAATTAAATTAAATTAAATGCAAAATCCACAAGACATTGTGAAGGCTTTAAGCTTTGGTAGTGATGCTAAAGATAAGGTTTTTACAGGAATTGACAAATTGACGCAAGCTGTTAGCTCTACATTAGGAGCTAGCGGCAAGTGCGTTATCTTAGAAGATTTCATGGGAAGACCCATGATAACTAAAGACGGTGTAACAGTAGCAAACTCAGTAAATTTAAGAGATCCTGTAGAAAATATAGGGGCTACGTTAATAAAAGAAGCTGCTCGTAAAACAGTTTCAGAAGCAGGAGATGGTACAACTACCGCTACTGTTTTAGCACATAGTTTGTTAAAAGAAGCAAATAATAAGCAAACTAGTGAAAGTTTACGTAAAATAAAGGAAGATATTCAAAAAGCATGTGATAACACTATTAAGTATCTTGAAAAGGTAGCAGTACCAGTTGAAGGTGATATGATTGATCAAGTAGCAACTATATCATCAAACAACGATAAAGAGCTTGGATCTATTATAGGTGAAGCTTTTAAACAAGTTGGTAAAAATGGTACAGTTATGATGGATGCTGATGGTAAATCAGGTGAAACTACAGTTGAAGTAGTATCTGGATCTCAAATAAATCAAGGTTATACTAATCAGAACTTTGTAACAGATACAGGTAAACAAACTGTAACATTAGAAAAACCTTTAATTTTATTAGTTAGTTCACCAATAAGCGTTGTAAGAAAAATACAAGTTGTTTTAGAATACGCTGTAACTAACAATAGACCAATACTTATTATAGGTGAATTAGAAAAGCAACCAATGTCTGCTTTAATAATGAATAAGATAAAAGGTAATATAAAAGCTAATGTTATTGCGCCTCCTGGTTTTAATTTCTGGAAAAAAGATTTTTTAGATGATATTGCAGCTGTAACTGGAGCTACACATATAAACGAAGAATATGGAGATGATATAGATTTAATAACTCCAGATATGCTTGGTGAATGTGAAAGAGCAATTTCAGACAGTAAATCAACTGTTTTAAAAGTAAAAGAAATACCAGAAGAAGCAAAAGAAAGAATAGCTGAAATAGAGGAACAATTAAAAAGTAGTGATCCTAGTTTAAAAACACAAAAATTAGAAGAAAGATTAGCTATATTATCTGGAAATGTTGCAGTAATATCTGTTGGAGCAAATTCAGATGTAGAATTAAAAGAAAAGAAAGATAGAGTTGATGACGCAATACATGCTACAAAAGCTGCTGTAAAAGAAGGTATAGTTCCTGGCGGTGGCGTTGCTCTTTTAAATGCTGCTAATAATATAAAAGAAAAAAGCGATGGTACGGAGATATTTATAGAAGCTATAAAATATCCATATAAAAATATACTTGAAAACGCTGGTTTAGAGTATATACCACAAAAAGGTAAAGGTAAAGGAATAAATGTAGTAACTGGTAAAACAGTTGATATGATCAAAGAAGGTATTATTGATCCTTTGCTTGTAACTAAAAGTGCATTAAAAAATGCAGTATCTGTTGCTTCAACAATATTATCAACTGATTGTGTAATTAGTAATATGAGAGAAGAATGAAGGCAATAGGTGGATATTTAGTTATACAAGAAAAAAAGGAGAAAACAACTAAAACAAAAGGTGGTTTACTTCTTACAGATAAAATAAAAGAAGACATAAGATATAGACAGGGTCTTGTAAAAAGCGTAGGTGAATTAGTTCAAGGTGTAAAAGACAATGATAAAATTTACTATGATAAACACGCTGGGTTCAAAATAGAAATTGATGAAGAGATATTTCTAGTAATAAAACAACAAGATGTTGTTATAGTCTTATGCGAAAATTAGAAGCCAAAGATCTTAGAAGCATAGGATTGTTCAAGCATTATCGTGTTATACGAAAATGGGCTTGTAAAACATATAAACTAAAAGATGCTGATCTCGAACTTCTAATTTATTTTGATTGTTTAGATTTGTTTACTAGACAAGATTATCTAAATGGTGTTTATACCTATTCTTGGGATAAAAATCGCTGGGAGAGGTTAAGACGCGAAGGTTGGATAGAAGTATGGAGACATCGAAATAGAACAACAATTAAATACAGTATATATAAAACATCGTTTAAATGTAGTCAACTTATAAGTAGAATATATAGAATGTTGTTAGGTACAGAAGATTTACCAACTAGTTTACGTAGAAATAAAATAATGGAAGGTAATTCTTATTCAGATAAAGTAATGATTAAGGCTATAAATTTAATCAACAAAGATAAAAACAGATAATAATAATAAAAAAAATTAAAAATGGCATACGGGGATATAACACATAGTCCAAATCAATACAGGGCGCCAGGTAAACCAGGAGTACAAACAGTTAGAAGAGCTGTGCTTTTGAAAGACAGTGGTAGCACTATTGGTAGCGCAGGTGTAAACTATTTAAATGATCTAAAAACGTTAGAACAACTAGGCGCGGCAGAACCAGGAGGAGCAACAGCTTCTACTACTGTTACAAAAGCAATTTTACATAACGGCGCTGGAATTTATGTTGGAACAGCTGGTAATATTATGGTTGGTTTTGCTGGACAAAAAGATGCAATAGAATCTGGAACAGCTACAGCTACAACTTCAAATAAATTAGTTGATTCTACTCAAAATTTTACTGAAACAGTTCAACTTAGGGATTTTGTAATAAATACTACTGATGGTACAGTTGCTTTTGTTTCAGCTATAGATAGTGATACTACACTTAGTTTAGTCGAGGTTGATGGTACTACTGCTGAAGATATAATGGCTAATACTGAAAAATACGAAATACATAGACCTATAGTATTTCAAAATGTAGCTGCTGGATCTTTTTTACCAATTGAAGTCAACAGAGTGTTTAATACTGGTACTACTGCTGACGATATAATGGCAATATACTAAGACATGGCTTTAAAATTAGGTAATAACGCATCAATGACCTATTGGGGTCAAATGACAGCAGCAGATACTATACTTGGAGGTGTTCCATTAACTGCTGATCGTACAGATATACCTCCAACAGGTGATAGTACTAATGTTGCTTTTCTTGCATCTGCAACTTATATGTAAAAAAAATAAATAAATGGCTTTACAATCTATAAACATAGGTTCAAGTGCTAATGACGGTACTGGGGATACGCTCAGGGCCGCATTTGACATTTGCAACGACAACTTCTCAGAACTTTACGGTGGTACAACCACAGCTTTAGCTTTTAAAGCTGAAGGAACAAACTTCACAGGATCACTAATCATTGGTCACAGTACTACTGGTACAATTTCCTCAGCTACATACAATACCGCATTAGGTATAGGCGCAATGGATGCTATAACACAAGGTGACTATAATGTTGCTATTGGTTATAATGCTGCCACAACTTTAACTACAGGTATTAATAATGTATTAATAGGAGGATTAGCGGGTGATGGGTTAACTACAGCGTCAAACAATGTCGCTTTAGGTCATCAAGCTTTATCAACTGAAGATACTGGCGGTAGGAATATAGCTATTGGTTATCAAGCTTTATTAAATCAAAATTATGATGGCTATGCTTATAATGTTGCAATGGGTTATAGTGCTGGTAAAGAAATTACAACAGGTACTAATAACACAATTATAGGTGGTTTAGCAGGCGACGCTTTGACAACAGGTGGTGGTAATACTGTTTTAGGATATTCTGCTCTATCTGCAGAAGACACAGGTAGTAGAAACGTGGCTATAGGACAAGAAGCTTTAGGTGCTTTAAATTACGATGGCGAAGCATATAACACAGCTGTAGGATTTGCTGCTGGTAAGTTAGTTTCAACAGGTCTTAGAAATACATTAATAGGTGGTAATGCTGGTGATGCTATTACAACAGGTGTTGATAGCGTTGCTGTAGGGCATAATGCTTTAGGAGCACTTACAATAGGTCATAATAATGTTGCAGTAGGTAAAGATGCTCTTGCAACATCTGTAGATGGTGATTATAATACAGCCGTAGGATATGAAGCTTTAAAAACATATGAAGACGGTGATGGTAATGGCTTTAACACTGCTATAGGTGCAAAAGCAATGAAACTTGCAACAACAGCAGAATATAATACATCTTTAGGTTACAATGCATTAGGAAATGCAACTATGACTGGAGATAGTAATGTTGCGGTAGGTTATGCCGCTGGTATGGAAATGACATCAGGTGTAAATAATGTTTTAATGGGTAGAGGTGCTGGTGACGCTATAACTACAGGTGATCAAAACATAGCTATAGGTCATTTAGCTTTATCTCAAGAAGATAGTGGTAATAATAGCACTGCTATAGGATACTATGCTTTATATAATCAAAATAATGATAGTGATAATTATAATGTAGCTGTTGGACATAGCGCGGGTCAAAGTATAACAACAGGTACTTTAAACACATTAATTGGGGCTTTTGCAGGTGATGCTTTAGTTACTGGCGCTTATAACACTGCAGTTGGATATGAAGCTTTATCTACAGAAGATGGGCATAGTACTAATACAGCAATAGGATATCAAACTTTAAAAACCCAAAATGCCGGAGCTGATGCATATAACGTAGCAGTAGGGCATCAAGCTGGATTATTAGTTAGTACAGGAATATATAATACTCTTATAGGTGGTAAAGCAGGTGATGCATTAACTACGGGTAATGCTAATGTTGCGATAGGATTAGATGCTTTAGGTGCTGAAGATACAGGTAGTGATTCAATTGCTATTGGTAGAAATGCTTTAGCAGCACAAAACTACGATGGTAGTGCTTATAATATTGGTATTGGTAGAGCAGCAGGTAAAGCTGTGACAACAGGAACAAGTAACACAATAATAGGTTCTTTAGCTGGTGATTCAATTACTACTGGTAGTGATAACGTTGCAATAGGAAGATCTGCTTTAACCGCTAGTGATTCTGGTAGTAGAACTACAGCTGTAGGTGCTTATTCTTTATATAGTCAAAATCCAACTGGTAGTGATTATTTTTATAATGTAGCATTAGGATATCAAACTGCTTATAACATAACAACTGGTTCACCAAATGTATTAATTGGTGCTTTTGCTGGTCATGATATTACAACTGGTGCTAGAAACACGGTTGTAGGTCACGACGCTTTATCTTCAGAAGATACAGGTTCAAGAAATGTAGCTATTGGATATGAGGCTTTACAAGCTTTAAATTATGATGGCGATGCTTATAATGTAGCCGTAGGATATAATGCTGGTCATGATGTTACAACAGGACTTTATAATAATATAGTTGGTGGACTTGCTGGAGATGCTCTTACTACTGGTGGTTTTAATGTAGCTATAGGTTACGCGGCTCTTGGAGCAGAAGACACTGGTAGTAGAAACGTTGCTATTGGTCATTCAGCTTTAACTGCTTTGAATTATGATGGAGCAGGTTATAATATAGCTATAGGTTATGATGCTGGAAAAGCAGTTACAACAGGTATAAATAATGTTTTAGTTGGAGGTCAAGCAGGAGATTCTTTAACAACTGGATCATATAATATTGCAATAGGTAGATTAGCATTAGCTACAGAAGATGCAGATGGTTATAACGTAGCTATTGGTTATGCTGCTTTAAATACTCAAAATGCTGGAGCCGCAGCATATAACGTTGCTGTAGGTCACAATACTGGAGCCGCTGTAACAACAGGTACTTTTAATACTTTAATAGGAGGACAAGCTGGTCAAAATTTAACAACTGGTGATTATAATGTTGCAGTAGGTAAAGCAGCTCTATTTGCGGAAGATGCTCATGGAAAGAATACCGCTATTGGATATCAAACTTTAACCGCACAAGATGCAGGGGCTGATGGAAATAATGTAGCCGTGGGTTATAACGCTGGTTTATCCGTTACAACAGGTGTATATAATACATTAGTAGGTGGCGCTTGTGGTGATGCCCTTACTACAGGAGCTTATAACGTAGCTATGGGTACTCACGCTTTAAGTACAGAAGACACGGGTTCAAGAAACGTTGCTATTGGGCAAGGAGCTTTACAATCTTTAAATTACGATGGCAATGGTTATAATGTTGCTGTAGGTCACTTAGCTGGTAATGCTGTTACAACAGGTATACAAAATACTCTTATGGGTGGTTTAGCTGGTGATGCTTTAACAACAGGTGGGCATAATGTAGCTATAGGATATGGCGCTTTAAGTGCGGAAGACGCACACGGTAGAAACGTAGCGATTGGATCAGGTGCTTTATATGCTCAAGACGCAGGTGCTGATGCTTATAACGTAGCAATTGGATATGACGCTGGGCAAGCTGTTACAACAGGTGTTCAAAATACTATAATAGGTGCACAAGCAGGAGATGCTATAACAACAGGAAGTTATAATACTGCCGTAGGTTATTTAGCGCTTAGTACAGAGGATGGGCATGGTTATAATACAGCTATAGGGCGTGAAGCTTTAAAATCACTAAATGCAGGAGCTGATGCGGCTAATGTAGCTGTTGGTATGCAAGCTGGAGCCGAAATGACAACAGGTATTAGAAATACACTAGTTGGAACTTACGCAGGAGATGCTTTAGCAGGTGGTAGTCATAATGTTGCTATAGGTACTTACGCTTTATCAACTGAGGACACACATGGTAAGAATGTAGCGATTGGATACAGTGCTTTAATTGTACAAGATGCTGGAGCGGACGCTTATAATGTAGCAGTAGGATATAACGCTGGGCAAGCTGTATCAACAGGTGTTAGAAATGTAATAGTTGGTGGATCCGCTGGAGATGCAATAACCACAGGAGCTAATAATACAGCTATTGGTCACGAAGCTTTAGGGGGAGAAGATACTGGTAGTAAAAATACAGCTGTAGGTGCTTATGCTTTACAAGATGCGAATTATGATGGTGATGGTCATAATACAGCAGTAGGATATGTTGCAGGTGCAGAAATTACAACAGCTAGATATAACACAATATTAGGTAGTTTAGCAGGTGATGCGCTTACCACTGGTGCAGAAAATGTTGCGGTAGGATATGGTGCTTTAGGGCAAGAAGATGGTAATGGTAAAAACGTAGCTGTAGGTATGAATACTTTAACAGCTCAGAATGCTGGGGCTGAGGCTTATAATACCGCTGTAGGATGGGATACTGGTAAAGCTGTTACATCAGGTGTTAAAAATACACTAATTGGAGCTGCTGCCGGAGACGCTTTAACTACAGGCTCTAATAATGTAGCCATAGGTGAAGAAGCATTATCTACAGAAGATACAGGTGGAAAAAATACAGCTATTGGAGGTAATGCTTTGAAATATCTAGATGCAGGAGCTGACGGTTACAATGTTGCTGTAGGATATGATGCTGGTCTAGCTTTTACAACAGGTGTACAAAATACAGTTATAGGTACTTATGCAGGAGACGCATTGACAACAGGTGGTGATAACGTAGTCATGGGATACTTAGCATTGACAACAGCTAATACTACAGAAGCAAAAAACGTTGCTATTGGTTCTTATTCACTTAACGCAATGGATAACGGTTCTACTGCTAATACATATAATACTGCTGTAGGTTATTATTCAGGTGTAGCTGTTACAACGGGTATACAAAATACAATAATAGGTGGTTTAGCTGGAGATGCTATTACAACTGGTGGTAATAATATAGTTATAGGATATAATGCCGCGGCTTCTGCTGTAGATGTTGATAACGAAATAACTTTAGGTGATGCTAATATATCTGCATTTAGATGTGCTGACCAGAGTATTGCAGCGCTTTCAGATGGTCGTGATAAATCAGAGGTTGAAGAAAGTCCTTACGGTTTAGAATTTATAAACAAATTAAAACCTGTTAAATTTACATGGGATTTCAGACCAGAACACATGTCTGAAGCAAAACAAGGTAAATCAAGAGTTGGTTTCATTGCTCAAGATCTTCAAGAAGCAATGCCAAACAACGATAACGATGTGCTTGATTTAGTATACGAAATAAGTGAAAATAGACTTGAAGCTAAGTATGGTAATCTAATACCAGTTATGGCAAAAGCTATTCAAGAATTAAGTAAAGAAGTAAAAGAATTAAAAAAACAAATAAATGGCTAAGCAATCAATTAATATAGGTTCTGCAGCGAATGATGGAACCGGAAGTACGCTCCGAGCAGCTTTTGATATATGTAACGATAATTTTACAGAACTATATGATGGTAGTGGTGGATTATTACATAAAATAGAAGGTACTAATTTTACTGGGTCATTAATTGTAGGACATAGTACAACAGGTACAATATCTTCAGCTACATATAACACCGCTATTGGTATTGGGGCTATGGATGCTATAACTCAAGGTGATTATAATACTGTTATTGGGTACAATTCTGGTACTGCATTAACTACGGGTAGTCAAAATGTATTAGTTGGCTCTACTGCTGGTGATTCTGTAGATACTGGTAATTATAATATAGCTATAGGACATGGTGCTTTAGCAACAGAAAATAGTGGAACTGGTAATGTTGCTATTGGTAGGAATGCTTTACATTATTTAGATACTGGTAATACTGCATATAATGTAGCTATAGGATATGAAGCTGGTAAACAAGTAACAACAGGTCTTAGGGGTGTTTTTATTGGTGGTACAGCAGGTGATGCTGTTACAACTGGTAATGATAATACTGCGGTAGGTTTTGCGGCTTTAACAGCAGAAGATACAGGACAAAAAAATACAGCTATAGGCTCGTATGCATTAACTAGTTTAGATTTTAATGGTGATGGGCATAATACTGCTGTAGGATTTAATGCTGGTTTAAATCTTGCAACAGGTAAAGAAAATACTTTAATAGGTAGTGAAGCAGGTGATTCTTTAACCACGGGAGAGAAAAATGTAGCCCTTGGTAAAGGAGCTTTAACAACTGAAGACACTGGACATAGAAATGTAGCTATTGGTCATGGCGCTTTACAAACATTAAACTACGATGGTACCGGTTATAATGTAGCCGTAGGATATGACGCTGGGGTAAACCTGTCAACAGGTGTAAATAATACTTTAATAGGTAGTTTAGTTGGAGATGCGTTAACAACTGGTACTAACAACGTAGCTATGGGTTATGGAGCTTTAGGCTCTGAGGACACAGGTGGTCAAAACGTAGCTATAGGTGTAAATGCTTTAAATACTGCAAATTATGATGGTAACGGTTTAAATGTAGCTGTTGGTTACGCCGCAGGGGCTTCTATTACAACAGCTATTAATAATACACTTATAGGTGGTATAGCTGGCGATGCTTTAACAACAGGTATTCAAAACGTTGCTATTGGATATCAAGCTTTGAGTGCCGAAGATACTGGTCAAGGGGCTGTTGCGGTTGGGTATCAAGCTTTAGCAAGTCAAAATGCTGATGGAGCTTATCATAATGTCGCAGTAGGATTTCAAGCCGGTACTAATGTAAGCACTGGTGGTCAAAATACTTTAATAGGTGATTCGGCTGGATATAATTTAACAACCGGTGGTAACAATATTGCTATTGGATATAAAGCTTTATATACAGAAGACGGTAATGGGAATAATGTTGCCATAGGTAGAGAAGCATTAGAAGTACAAAATGCTGGAGCAGATGCGTATAATATAGCTATAGGTTATAGAGCTGGTCATGCTGTTTCAACAGGTAAAGAAACTGTATTAATAGGTGGGAATGCTGGTTTAGCATTAACAACAGGTATTAGAAATGTTGCAGTAGGGCACGCTGCTTTACAAACAGAAGATGAACATGGATACAATGTTGCAGTAGGTAATAGAGCTTTACAAAACTTAAATGCAGGCGCAGACGCTTATAACACTGCTGTAGGAAATCAAGCGGGTCAAGCAATGACAACAGGTATTCAAAACGTTTTTATAGGAGGTAGTGCTGGTGATGCATATACAACAGGTGGTCAAAGTGTAGGGATTGGTTTTGAAGCATTATCCACTGAAGATGATCATGGTGGTAGTACAGCTGTAGGTTATCAAGCATTAAAAATGCAAGATTCAGGCGCTGCAAATAAAAACGTTGCTGTTGGTTTTCAAGCAGGAACAGCAGTTACAACAGGTACTCAAAATACATTAATAGGGGGTCAAGCAGGCGATGCGTTGACAACAGGTATGAATAATATAGCTATAGGATATAATGCTTTAAGTGCTGAAGACGGACACTCGTGTAATATAGCTATAGGGGCTCACGCTCTAGAAGATCAAGATGCTGGAGCTAATGCTTATAATGTTGCAGTAGGGCACGCAGCAGGTAGAAATATTACAACAGGTATTGAAAGCGTATTTATTGGAGGTCTTGCTGGAGATGCTATTACTACAGCATCAGCAAACGTTGCTATAGGATATTCAGCTCTTAGTACAGAAGATACATATGGAAATAATGTAGCCGTTGGTTACAAAGCTTTACAAGATCTTAATGCTGGTGCTAATGGCCAAAATACAGCTGTAGGTGCAGAAGCAGGTAGACGTATATCGACTGGTGTAGAAAATACAGCTATAGGATCTTTAGCTTTAGATCATTTAACTTCTGGTTCTAGTAATACAGCTGTAGGTTATCAAGCTCTTTCTACAGAAGATACGCATGGAAGAAACGTAGCTGTAGGGTTTAATGCTTTAAGAGATCAAGATGCAGGCGCCGATGCTTACAATACAGCAGTAGGATATAGTGCGGGTAAAGAAATTACAACAGGTGTAGAAAGCGTACTTATAGGAGGTCTTGCGGGGGACAATCTTACAACAGGTGGTTATAATACAGCGATTGGTTCAAGAGCATTATCCGCTGAAGATGAACATGGTCAAAACGTGGCTATAGGATACGGAGCATTATCATCACAAAATGCAGGAGCTCATGCAAATAATACAGCTGTGGGATATACTGCTGGATTAGAAATTACATCAGGTGTTCAAAATACAATAATGGGTGGTCAAGCAGGTGATGGATTAACTACTGGTAGTGGTAATGTAGCTGTAGGTTATGATGCTTTAGGGGCGGAAGACGCTCACGGTAGAAATGTAGCGGTAGGTTTTCAAACTCTATCAGTACAAAACGCGGGATCTGACGCTTACAATACTGCTATAGGATATGAAGCTGGTAAAGTAATTACATCAGGTACTATGAATTCTATAGTAGGCGCACTAGCAGGTGACGCTTTAACTACTGGTAACAGCAATGTTGCTGTGGGATATCAAGCTCTTACTAATGAAACTGCAGGAGATAGAAACGTAGCAATAGGT